AGTTCCATTCAAATACTTCACCGTCTACAATTAAACAAATAGCTTTGTCGCCAAAGTTATCAATAGACCACATGCCAGGATCTATAATTAAATCTCCTGATGCTGCTTCACCCCATGCCACAAAGTCAGATGTGTTTGTAACCGTGGCGCCCGAAGTGTGTGATGCCGCTGTTGTATTTCTTACAGCTCTTGTTACGCCTGTTAATGTGTTTGTAGATAGACCTGTGTACGATATTTCTTCTGTGCCAATTTTAATAAAGTTTGTTCCAGAACTTGGTAGTTGTGATGCATCGTTAACTGTTATACTTGTTGCAGCTGCAGATATGTCGCCAGATAAAACTGTTGTATATGCCCCTACAGCTTCTCCGCCCCAAGATCCAAGAGACCAACCAAAACCTTGTGCCTGTACATCAGGTCCTACTCTATAGTAATGTTTAACTCGAATACCACCAGATTGTGTTGCTCCAGACCCTGATTCATTAGATGGCATTGTTATTGTAATGGTGCTTGATGTAGGTGCTGTTGTTGCCATAAATCTTATGTCATCAAAATCAGATGCACCAAAGTTTGAATTGGTAATAGATGAAAAATTATCTAATAATACTATATCTCCTGCCTGAATACCGTGATCACCAGAAAAATTTATAGTAACGGTTGCTGATCCGTTAGTCGTGCTAAATGCATTTGATAATGTGTTTGTAGATTTGATAGGGTGTATGTCATAAAACACACCGCCTGAATAGGCGTATAAAATTCTGTTTGATCCTATAATAGAATACTTTCGACCTAAACTATTAGTAAATTGATGTAGGGCTCTTGCTGCACCTGTAACATTGTCCGCCCCTAACTGTTTCCAACCACCTATCTTTTCAGGGGTACCATACCTAAAACGAACATTATCACAATCTATCCATTGGCTTTCTGCACCAGTGGGTGTGACTTGTTTATTTATACCAGGTAAAAAATTAACCTTTTGTAACATAGATCTCCAGATTATATTAGATTGCGTTGATGTTCAACGTTATTAGACTATTCCTAGCATAGGTCTTTTATCATATAAATTAGACTTTGCAAACGGTCCATCGGCATGATTATAGTGCAAAAATACTTGACCACATATTTGGCCCTGAAAAGGCTCTCTCCAGTGTTCTAAATCACAGCCAGAGTAAATAAGCATATCTCCAGGTTCTAAATCAACTTTTACACCTTTGGGTGCGTTGGGCTTATGTATCTTCTTATGCTCATCTATGACGTTGTTAGACCCCGTAGGATCGATAAATATAGGCCATGGATCTCCACCTAGATTTAGTGTGGTAGATATTTCACAACTTGGTCTATCTTTATGTCTTTTTAATTCAACTCCTTTTTCATAAACTCTAGCGTAGGAATAAGTGGGCACTAAATTTAAGCCTGTCTTTTCTTTCATTACCGGAAGGACTTTCATAAGCAAAGTTTCCATAACATGATCAGCATATATTGAGTAAACTCCAGGCACCTGATCATCATCCCATTTTCCATGTAAACCATGTTTAGCGATAATGTTATTTTCATACATGTAGTTAATAGCGTCTCTTTTAAGTAGAAAATAGTTATAGCAAAAGTTTGCTAACTCATAGGAAACTGCTTTTCGTATAACTGTATATTTATTAAAAGCCATCTTGTAAAAAATTAAAACTAACTGATATTCTTATATCATCGGATTCATTCATTTCAACACAATGTTCTAACCAAGAAGGAAACATAATAATTCTATTTTCCTTAGGTTCGAATTGAATCTCTGAAGAAAAATATATGGGTAGTTTAACCTTTTTCGTGCTGGGTTTTATAAAATGAGTGCCCTGTCTTGGATCATTAACTTTTAAAGCTCCAGAATTTTTTGGAACCTTTATATAATATGCTCCACTAAATAAACTATTAGCGTGCACGTGAGGCCTGTTTGAACATCCTTTATAATTTATATTTGCCCACATATTTCCTAGTTTAGGTTTTCTATCTAAAAACTCCTCTTCATAAATTTTATGTTGCATTTTATATAATTCCTCTACAAGTGGTTGAAACACAGACATGGTATGCATATTGGTAGGGCTGTGCCATCCTTTTACATTTGTTTTAATAAGACCCTTATCATGTTTAGACCAATCTATAATTTGATCTGCTAAAAATTTAGTATCAAGATTAATATCTTCTGCATAAACAAACGTTGGAAAAAAAGCTTCTTTGATCATTTGAAAGGCTCTCCTCCAAACCACATAACTAATGACTTTCTAATTCCTCTTGTTATTGGAACAACTCTATGATTTATAAAGCTTGCAAAAAATATGGCATGGCCTTGTTTGGGTTTATAAATTTGATTTGGTTTAGCTATTTCTAATCCTCCTCCTTCAAATTCATTTTCAGCAGATAGAACTAGAGTCATTGATATTTTTCTAACAGGAGGTTCTTTTGCCATAATTAAATCACAATCCATATGCCAATCATAAAAACCACCTGCTGGATATTCTGTATATTGAGCCATCTCGTTAATACACATGTCTTCAAAACCAAAATGTCTTTTGTTAGTCATCCACAAAACTTCTTCAAGTTTTTTATACATAGGTACAGCCTCTGGGTTATTAAATGGAATCCAACTAATATGTGATATTCTTGTTTTAGTATCAACAGTTCCTCCTTCTCCTCCTCCAACTTCTGCAGTTTGTGGAGGCATAGATCTTCCAAGTCTACTAACTATGTTGCACTGTTCTGGTGTAAAGATTGGTGTTGTTGTTTGAACAATATAAGATTTCCAGTTTGGTTCTTTTCTAATCATCGTGCTCCTCGGTTGGCGACCGTGTCATAAACCACATCACAGTTAGCGGCTAGAGTTCTTCTAGTTTCGTTTGTTCCGTTAAATGGATATACGCAATGACGTATATCATAAGGAAAAACATAAAAATCTCTAGGCGCAAATTTAGGGTTATAATCTACGTTAGCAAATTGTCCATTACAGTTTCCCATAAGTTGTAATTGTCCATTCGTAGGATTGTCTTCTGCTGAATATTCTTTTCCAAAATGTGAAGGTACTTTTAAAATCATAACAGAAGATAGTCCAGTAAACAGACTTCCTTTATGAATATGAATAGGATTATATTCATGCTCTTTCATTTCATTTACCCAAATAGAATTTAGTCTTAGACTATATGCACTAATATCATTCTTATCTAAATAAAATTTGTATGTTTCTTCAAACCACTTTAAAATATTTGTAGGTAACTTATTATGAGGACTCATTTTTGGTGTGTCTTCTCCTTGATAAAATAGAGAATGTTCATTATTTATTTTACCCGCCAGTTGTTTATTGGCTTTGTCTAAAGTAGAAATATTCTCTTCATATATTTTATTAATACTATCAAAAATATTTAAAGGAACTTCAAACTTCATTATTGATTGTCCTAACCAAATAAATTTAAATTTCATAATTTTTTCTTTATCTCTTCTATGATGTTTGAGTAATTATAATCTTTTATTTCAAAAGTGCAATGGCTGGGTTTTTCAAACATTTTGTTAGTATCATCAAACCGTCCTTCTTTAATTGTATTCATCCAAACTTTCACATCATACTCTTGACGATCAACATCATAAGGACAAATAAAATCTACAACAGCGTGACCTTCTGCAAGAGAAGATAAACAACCCATTCTTTGAGCTTGTCTAGTTCTACCCTCTGAGGAAAAATCCCAATCGTTAAACATCTTCCTTACTTCATCCGCATTAAAATAAGCCATGCCTGTAGACAGCTGTCTAGCAAAGGTTGTTTTTCCAGATCCAGGTAAACCAAATACTAATATTCTCATAATCTTATGTGTGCATATTTTTCAATAATACTTTGAGGTATCATTTTTTTGTAAGGGTTTTCTTCTAACTGTAATCTTTCTGTTTTAATAGTGTGAAGATCTTTACCAACCACAGCATCATCATAACCTAAACCATTTAAAGTGAATTGATTTAGAGAATGAAAACGATGTGGGTGGTAGTCCATTTCTAAAAACTCATAGATACCTTGCATGGTTGCTTCAGGTTCTCTAACTAAATCTTCATATCTAATAAAAAAACAATGTTTTTGATTTTCAGGTTTCATCGCATGTTCTATGCCCTTTAGTTCTTTGGCTATAGAGCCTTTGTCACTCATAAGCATAAATAATTTCTCT